ACCTAAAGCAACTAGAGAATACAAAACAGATTGGTGCTGAGTCTCGTGACTTCTCTAATGCATGGAAGATGATTAACTATGCTAACAACAAGCCAAAGCCTACGCTATTCGTACTCATTAGTCAGTCACGCAATAACATCTCCGCTATGTACACCTCACAGCAGCCTACGGGGGGTCAGGCAACCAAGTTCTACTCTTCTACGGTGATTAAATTGTTCTCTTCGGAGTCAGACAACCAAGCAATCAAGGGTAAGATTCCTATGGGAGACAAGCTCATTGAGCAGAAGGTTGGACGAAAGATCCGATGGGAGGTACAGTTCTCAAAGACCTCGCCAGGATTTCAGTCTGGAGAGTATGATTTCTACTTCCGTGGTGATCGTGTAGGCGTAGACTCTATTGGAGACTTGGTAGACACAGCTGAGCTTGCGGGTATGGTGAACCGCACAGGGGCATGGTACATCGTATCTGACGAGAAGAAGATTCAGGGTAGAGAAGCGTTTATTAATTATGTCCGTGAGAATGATGAGTTTAGAAAGACTATTGAGGATCAGCTAACCAATGGCTAGATACAGCATTTATCCAGGAAAGTTCCGTTGCCATGTTTGCGGAATCGAAGTAGCCACAGTTCGTAGCTATGAGGGCCAAAGAAAGATATCTTGGATGTGTCCTGAGCGGCACCTGTCCGAGGTAAGTCTAGAAACCAAGAGAACGAAAAGAGACTATGAGCGAGAAGAGTGAGTCTAAAAGGTTAGGGGCCAAGCTAGGAAAGAACAGTGGTCGTGGAATGATTAAGGGTGATGCAACTTGGAAAAACTTCTGTGTAGACTTTAAGGAAGTTGGAAAGAGCTTTACCCTTAACGCAGACGTATGGGCTAAGGCTTGTACTGATGCTATTAAGAACCACGCCGACCCAGCAATCATTGTTGTGATTGGCGAGGGTATCCACAAGACACGTCTAGCAGTAGTAGAGCTTTCACTACTAGAGCAATTGATAGAAGACACAGAATAGGGTATACTTAATATAATGGAAACAGAAACTAAAACAACAATTGACATGGTTAATGGTTTAGTAGAGATTGCAGACTACATGGATGACGTAGAGCTTACGGAGGCTCTCACCATGATTGCAAAATTAATTATTAGACCAGATATTCCTTTGCAGGTTGCAACGGTAGAGATCGTAAGGCTACAGGCAATTGCAGCAAAGATGTCATTTAAAGCCACATGGCTAACCAACGTAGACAAGGGAGACAGAGCGAGAAAAAACATTTACTATACAGCGGCAGAGAACATCAACCTTCTTGTCGCTGCTCTAAAGTATATTACTCGCTAAAACAATATGAAAAACTTACTAGAAAGCGTAATGCTCAAAGAGGGCAAACATCCAGCGCACCCAGTTAATCCTGATGAGTTAGTAGAAAAGATTAAGTCTGGTTATGTTGCTGGCCGTGGCCCACGGCATCAGCAGAAGAAAACCTTTGCCCCTTCCACTATTGCTTATGGACATGGTGAGTGTGCTCGCTATTGGTATCTTGCTTTTGACGGCGGTACATTTGAAGACAACGCAGATGCATTCGCTGGTGCCAACATGACTAATGGAACCAAGAGCCATGAGAGAATTCAGAAAGCTATGGGGGATGCAGGATTCCTGATTGATTCAGAATTTAAGATCATCAATGCTGACCCCCCCATCTTTGGATACGGTGACGTAATGCTTGACTGGCAAGGCAAGGAATTGCTTGGTGAGATTAAGACTATGATGAACGAAGGCTTCGAGTATCGTAAGCTTAATCGTAAGCCAAAGCCAGGGCATCTCATTCAGCTGCTCATCTATATGAAGATTCTGCAAAAGCGTAGTGCTGTTCTTATCTATGAAAATAAGAACAACCACGAGCTACTGGTAATCCCAGTAGACATTAATGACTATTACATCAAATGGGTAAACGATGCCTTTGATTGGATGCGAACAGTTCGGAAGGCTTGGGTCGATAGAACTCTGCCAGAAAAAAATTATCGCTCAAACTCCAAGATCTGCAAGACTTGTCCACTAGCGAAGGTTTGTGCCGACGCTGGTAAGGGTGATGTAAAGATAAACAAACTGGAACCTATAGATGAAAAACTGTCAATGGTGTAGCAACACCTTTAATCCAAATGTACCATACCAAGTATATTGCTCTGATAATTGTCGTGAGCAGTCTACTAAAGAAAAGACAGCCATAAAGTATTACATTACCAAACGTAATAAGATGATTGGAAAAACAAAGAAGTGTAAGCAGTGCGGTACATCGTTGTCGGTATACAATGACGATGTGCTGTGCTCTACTTGCTACATTAATCCAGTAGATGTTGCCAAAACTCTTAAAGAGATAAAGGGAATGGCTAATGGTAAATTTGTCGAAGATTCAGAGTAGTAAGCCTGAGCGTATTTGTGCGATAGATGCTAGCACAAATAGCTTGGCCTTCGCAGTATTCCACGGTAAAGAGTTGCAGTACTGTGGGAAGATAAACTTCACAGGTAAAGATACATATGAAAAGCTTATAGACGCTGGTCGTAAGTGTAAACAGTTCTTTGAAATCTTCACAGACTTTGATGCAATTGTTATTGAGCATACGATTTTTATTAATAGTCCAAAGACTCAGGCAGACCTTGCTTTAGTTCAGGGTGCTATGCTAGGGGCAGCAGCAGCTAATGGTGTAAAGGCTATTAGCTCTGTCTCTCCTATGACATGGCAAAACTTCATAGGCAATAAGCGTCTGACCAAAGACGAGAAGTTCGCGGTAGTGAAAAACAATCCAGGAAAGTCAGCTTCATGGGCAAAGACTCAGGAGAGAGAACTAAGAAAGCAACGAACTATTAGATTCATTAATGTTCAGTACGACAAAGACATTCACGATAATGACGTTGCAGATGCTGTTGGTATTGGGCACTGGGCAGCTAATGCTTGACGGGAGACTGTATGGGTGCTAAACTTTATACTAGCGAAGCTTTTATGCGTAAGCGCTATCACTTAGACAGAAGAACACCAGAAGAGATTGCAAAAGAGTGTGGCATTAGCGTAGAAACCGTTTACGCATATTTAGCCAAATTTAACTTAAGGAAATCAAAAAGATGAAAATCAAAGCCAAACATAAAGAGCAAAAGAAGACTAGCGCGAAGGCCGCATCTATTGCTCTTCTGGCATTTGCTATTGTTACAGTTTTCCCCGTAGCCTTTCCATTAGGTGACGCTTCGGCAACAACGAACAACATCTCTTTCGGGAGCGCCTCTCAGTTTTCTGTATTTTCCCACACATCTATTGTGGGGGCAGGAACATCGACCATCTCTGGAAAGATTGGAACCACGTCCTCAGATCCAACAGTAGCTGGTGATGTTGAAATTGCCTATATGGAAGCTAAGGGCCGTCCGTATACTTCTATTATTTCGGGTGACTTAATCAATAGCACCTTTACCCCAGGAGTGTTCTTCTCTTCTACAGCTATCACTAACACTGGCACTATTACACTTGATGCCCAAGGAAACTCAGATGCTGTCTTTATCTTTCAGGTAGGGGCTGCATTAAACTCTGGTGCTGGTAGCTCTATGACTTTGAAGAATGGTGCAAAGTTCTCTAACGTCTACTGGCAAGTAAGCACAGCCACAACGCTAGGGGCAAACTCACACTTCTATGGAACAATTCTCTCTAAGGGGGCTGTTACGCTTGGTGCTGGGGTATATGTTACTGGTCAGGCTTTGGCATATCAGGCTGCAATCACACTAGATACAGATACGTTTGCAGGAGTTTTTGAGGACACTACCCCCACTCCTACCCCCACTCCTACCCCCACTCCTACCCCCACAGCCACTAACGGTTCCGATGGTGACGATGGAACTAACGGTTCCGATGGAACTAACGGTGACGATGGTGACGATGGAGCTAACGGTGACGATGGTGTGTCTGGTATCAGGGGGCAGGCTGGCGCAACTGGACCTGCTGGTGATAGCGGAACGAGTGGGAAAGATCTAACAACCACAGATGACTCAACAATCAAGACAGATGATACGTCCACAGTTTCAGTAACAATTCCCAATGGTACACCGATGACCCTAACGGTGGGAGACAGTTCTGGTGTAGAGGATTCTGCGGTAGATAATTCGGGGACTGATCTGTTCAAGATTCTGGCACTGGCATCAATTCTCTTAATGCTTCTAGTCATAATCATTCTCTTGTCTAGTCTTCTAGCTCAGGTAAAATCATCCAACCAAAAACCAAAGTATAGGAGAAAAGAATAATGTCAGTAATCAACTCTAAGAATAATGTTTCACAAAAAAACAGGTATCTTATGGCTAGCTTTGCGAAAGACTCACAGGCTTTTCTTAAAAAGCTCAACAATAATGATATGGTTAACAATCCACCCCACTACACGTCTGACCCCTCGGGGGTAGAGTGCATTACCATTACTAGACACCGTAACTTTAACATTGGCAATGCCATTAAGTACCTATGGCGTAATGGTCTTAAGGACGGTACACAGGGAGAAGCTTTGTCCAAGCAGATAGAAGACCTTGAGAAAGCTGTGTTTTATATCAATGACGAGATTGAAAGGCTTAGGGGCGAGTACTGATGGGTAGACACAGAAAGTATGTAATACCAGAGATAGCTCTCAAGTTTCAGCACGAGTACTCTGTAGAGTTACCAAATGGTAAGACTATCGAAGCTGGGGAGAACATTAAAATCTCTGGCGAATATGGTGGTCTGTTTAGATTTGATTCTTTTACTACAAACATTGAGACTGGCTCTTCGTGGATAGAGTGTAGAGAATTTTATAAAGGTCAGATTGGTCAGTATCGTGCCTTCTATATTAATCGTGTTAAGAAAATTCCTGTAAGGAGGAAGCGTGTCAGCAGAAAACCAGCTAGTTGAGCATATAGACCAGATGAACAAGGTTGTATCTAAATACCTTGAGGGTTCAGATCCAACAAAGATATCTAAAGACCTAGGCATTCCACGGCAGAAAGTAGTTACTTATCTAGATGAGTGGAAAGTTATGGCATCTAATAATGCTGCCATTCGTAAGCGTGCTACAGAGGCTTTGGTTGTTGCGGATACGCACTATGATAAGCTAATTAATCAAACATATGAAGTGATTGATGAAGCGGGTAGCGTTGGAAATCTTTCAGCTAAGACTGCGGGTATCAAGCTAGTGCTAGACATTGAATCAAGACGTATAGACATGCTACAGAAGGCAGGACTGTTAGAGAACAAAGAGCTTGCAGAAGAGATGGTTCAGATTGAGAAACGGCAGGACATCCTCGTAAGCATTCTTAGAGACATTGCTTCTGAGCATCCAGAAATTCGTGACAAGGTTATGCGTAGACTCTCAGAGGCATCCAAGAGCCAGGAAGTAGTTACGATTATTCAAAATGTTTGATGACTTTCTCGATATTCTAAAAGACGATCAGTTTAATGAAGTACCAGTAGATGCCAAGACCTTTGTCGAGGGCGAAGCGTACTTGGCCCAGCCACCACTGTCTGACATTCAATATGACATTGTAGAGGCCATGAGCCAGATTTATCGTGTAGAAGACCTTCAAAATATAATGGGGTCTGTAGATGGTGCGGCATACTTCAAGAAGTATACTAAGAATGAAATCATTCTACAGCTTGGCAAGGGTAGTGGTAAGGACTTCGTATCTACCGTAGCTTGTGCATATATCGTATACAAACTACTATGCTTAAAAGATCCTGCAAGATACTATGGGAAGCCTTCTGGTGACGCGATTGATATTATCAACATTGCTATTAACGCACAGCAAGCTAAGAACGTTTTCTTCAAGGGTCTTAAGACTAAGATTGAGCGCTCGCCTTGGTTTGCTGGAAAGTTCTATGCAAAGGCAGACTCCATTGAGTTTGCACACTCGATCACTGTTTACTCTGGTCACTCTGAGCGTGAGTCCCATGAGGGGCTAAACCTTTTGGTAGCTATCCTAGATGAGATTTCTGGGTTTGCTCAAGAGGTTGCTACTGGTAACGAACAGGGAAAGACCGCTGATAACATCTACAAGGCTTTCCGAGCATCTGTTGACTCTCGATTCCCAGACCTTGGAAAGGTTGCGCTGCTGTCGTTCCCTCGTTATCCAGGTGACTTCATTTCGCAACGGTATGACGATGTTATCCTTGAGAAGGAAGTTCTAGAAAAGACTCATAAGTTTATTATGAATCCAGACCTACCAGAGACGATGGATGGAAACTCTCTAGACATTACATGGTATGAAGACACGATCATCTCCTACAAGTATCCAGGAATGTATGCCGTCAAGCGTCCAACATGGGTAGTAAACCCTACCCGTAAGGTTGATGACTTTAAGCTTGCGTTCTATACGGACCTTGGAGATGCTATGATGCGTTTTGCTTGTGTTCCCACCTACTCGTCAGATGCGTTTTTCAAGCAGGTAGAAAAGGTACGATCCTCAATGAGTGGTCGTAACCCCATTGATAGCCATAAAAGGTTTGAGGAAACTTTCAAGCCAGACCCTGATAAAATCTACTTTGTCCACGCAGACCTTGCACAGCTTCATGACAAGTGTGCAGTTGCTATTGCCCATGTAGAGAAGTGGGTGAACGTTCAGGTGATTAAGGACTATCAGCAGGTGTCTCCCATAGTTGTTGTTGATGCCGTCGTGTACTGGGAACCGCATGTGGAGGGGCCAGTAAACCTTTCAGAGGTAAAGCTGTGGATTCAAAATCTAAGGCGCTTAGGATTCAATCTAGGCATGGTTAGCTTTGACCGCTGGCAATCATTTGATATTCAGAATGAGCTAAAGCAGGTTGGAATTAGGACCGAAACCGTATCTGTTGCTAAAAAGCATTATGAGGATATGGCTATGCTTATCTATGAAGACAGACTGGTTATGCCGTCTATCGACCTATTGTATGAAGAGCTAACAGAGCTTAAGATTGTCAAACAAAATCGTGTAGACCACCCTCGTAAGAAATCTAAAGACCTTGCAGATGCTGTGTGTGGAGCAATCTTTGGAGCTATCGCTCATACACCAAAAGATCTAAATCAGATTATTGAAATTCACGAGTTTAAGGATAGGCCAAAGAGTGAAGTTGCGAAGTATACCGAAGACGTGATAGACTATAGAACCAAAGAGGTTCCAGATGATGTTCGTAGCTGGTATGACCGCCTTGAGTTAATGTAAAAGAGGGTATAATTGTTAGACGTGTATTACTACTCAAATCGTAGTGGTAACACTAAGCGGTTTGCAGAAAAGCTAGGTATCAAAAACGTATTTAGTATTGGCGATAAGCCATTAGTAGATAAAGATTACATACTGTTTGTTCCAACGTATGGGGCAGGTAATGAAGGATTTCATGTGCCTATCCCAGTACAAAAGTTTCTATCTATTCCAGACAACTCAAGGCACATGCTTGGGGTGGTGGGATTTGGGAATACAAACTTTGGAGAGACATACTGTAAAGCAGCAAAGATCTTGTCTACTAAATTTGGTGTCCCCATTTTAGGCAGGGTAGAGTTATTCGGAACACCAGAAGACGTTGTAGAGATACAGGAAAGGTTACAAACATTTTATGACAAATTATAGCTATCATGAGCTAAACGCCATGCTTAACTTGTACGGCCCCAGCGGAGAGATTCAGTTTGATAAAGATAAAGAGGCTGCAAAAGCATACTTTTTGGATCACGTAAACCAGAATACAGTATTCTTTCATAGCCTAGAAGAGAAGTTAGAATACCTTGTCGAAAACGATTACTACGAGAAAGAGGTCTTGGACCTTTACACCTTTGACTTTATCAAGGACAAGTTCAAGCAAGCTTACTCAGCTAAGTTTAGGTTCCCTACGTTCCTTGGAGCCTACAAGTTCTACACTTCTTATGCCCTTAAGACCTTTGATGGTGATCGTTACCTTGAGCGTTTTGAAGATCGTGTCGTAATGAACGCACTTCTCCTTGCTCGCGGTGATCGCAAGTTTGCTGGCAACCTAATTGATGAAATCATTTCTGGACGCTTCCAGCCAGCTACACCAACGTTCCTTAACTCAGGCAAGAAGCAGCGTGGAGAATTTGTTTCGTGTTTCCTTCTTCGTATTGA